CTTCTTGAGTTCTTAGCATTCTCTGAACATCGTCAGCAGTACCACCACCAATGACAGACAGAATACTTCTTCCAGCAACTGACCCAGTAGCAGCTTCTTTAATCATTCTATCAAGAATATCTGCTGAGTTAGCTGAGAGATTCGATGCTACAGTCTGTGATGCTAAGTAAACGTTAGAAATCATTCCGTTGACTTCTTCTCTGCTCATACCGTTTACTGCACCATTATACTTGAGAACTGTTGAGAACTCGTCGAGGATCTGATTTAACCTTTCTTCAGGTCCCATATTCAACTGGTTCTCAGAGTATCGTGCCATAGCAACTATAGTTTTATCAAATCCTTCACCAAGTTGCTTTGATGATATAAGATAATTTCTTGAGTTGACATTTAATGCAGGAATTAATCTCTTACTGATCAAGTTCTGCATAGCCATTCTCTCAGCAATATCTCCTCGGAATCCTACATCGAGGACTCCTTGTAGTGATTTAACAAAATCGTCAGGATTAAACTGAGTATTTAGGTTAAAGTCTCTAAATGATCTCGCAGCATCTCTATATAAGTCCTGATACTCACTTTCAATCAGATTCAGTCGTACAGTAATATCTGCATAGTTAGTTAGATAAGAATTTCTTATGTCGTTGAATGCTGAAGTAATTCTCTTTGTAAATACACTTATAGCATCTCTAAATCCTGATACTATAGAGTTACCTACTTTCTCCCATGTTTTACGAGAAGTTTCTTGTTCTTTAGAGAAATTAAGTCTTGATAACTTTTCTTCTTTTACACTCCTCTCCTCAGCTTCAGCGACTTTTTCAAGACTTTCTGCAGTATTATCTTTACGATTAGTAGGACTTGTATTACTTTTTCCTCCATTTAACTTAACAAAGTCTTTATGAAATTGTTTAAGTTCTGATTCAATTTTTGACAGATGAGTGTCAGAACTTTTAGAATTGTTATCTATATGAGAGTTTGAAGATCTAACACTTTGTAAATTACGGTCAACATTGTTAAAAAAGGAAGAAAGGTTTTCCATACCAAAATCGTTATTGTCAATCGGCATAATTAAACTCCTTTCTTCCTCAAATTAGAATTAGAATATTTCATATTAGTGATTTAATCCGCTCTTAGGATGAGACTTGTCAGACTTATTAGACCTTGCATCATTGATTATCTTTTCATTAACTTTATTCTGCTCCTCAAGATAATCTCTAATAGTATCGAGTGCTATTTTTCTTTCGTACGGAGTCATATCATCTGACTCTGCAAAAGTTACACCTCCTTTAGTCAAATAACCTAACATCACTTGTTCTTGTATTATCTGCTTATACTTTACACGATAATAAGGTTGTCCGTCAAATGTCGTAAGTGGGTCGAAAAAATTCAGAGTTGAATGGAAGAGTGAAATCTATATGACTACCACAGTACTCACAAGTTGTTTCACAACTATTATCCATACCTACTTTGTTGACATACTTGTTATATGCTTGAGTAAAGTACTGAGAGTCCATTGCTGACATTTCTTCTACATACATCTGAACTTCATAAGGAGTTATTTCTTCATCATTAATAGACATTATTCTTGAACAAAGATCAAGAATATAAGAAGGATCTCCTTGATAGTCAGGATTCTTAGAAATTATTTCATCAGACTTTTTCTGATTACTCATCAAGTCAGTTACTCTAAGATATCTGCACGTCAACGTATCTCCACTACGAGGAAGAGGTCCAATCTTAAAAGGCTCTACTGCATCATCCTGCAGGTAGTCAACTTTTAAGTCGTCAAGATTTACTCTGACTACCTGACTCTTTCCACAATCTGGACAAGTCACAGTAACTTTGTAAGTAGGTCCATAAGACACTGCTCTCATCTTATACATGAGAAAGTTGAAGTCAAAAAGTGTCATATATTTTGACTCAAAATTTTCAGGAGAAGTAACTACGGAGTCAAGGATCGTAGTAATCGTCTTGTAAAATCCTTGATTACCAAGTCTCATCTTCTCTTCGAGAGTCGTCATTGACCTAATCGTGACTTCTTCTGGAAACCCTTCTCCATACAACTTACCTAAACTTGGAAGTTTGTAGACTTCAGAAATCGTTGACTTACTTTTCATTTTCATATAAGTACCCTCCTACTTATTTTATAAATGATTATTTTGAAAGTTCAGCTAAGTACTCTCTTGCACCTTTCAGAGCACGATCTATACTACTACCGTACATTCCTAAATCCCACTCAGAAATCTGATTGATTACTTTCTTTTCGTCTGCACCGTTAGCTAACTGATTCTCTCTCTTCTCAATTGAATTCTTAAGATCTTTGTATGACGAAAGAGCATCACTAAAATAATCAGTTGCCTTAACAAGATTTCTTACATTCTGATAATCGTCGTCAGCAGATATCTGAGAAAACTTTTCTTTAAGATCTGTACTCAAGTCATTTATTCTGCTATAATACTTCTCGAGTACATTACCTACTCCTTTAGAGGCTTTGTACTTATTTAACCGACTTTTAAGATCATAAGGATCAAGTTTGTATCCTGACTTGTCATAACCTCTTACAGTTCTCCAAGCATTACTATACTTGTCCTTGTACTGAGGTTGCCGGATAACAGGTTTGTTACTAGCTCTGTCTTTTTGAATCTGAGTCCTTGTAGTATTCGCATCCGAGAGGTCTAAATATCCATAATCAGTTACATTATCAAGAACTTCTTTCCAAGACATACGATTGTATCTTTTCCAGTTACCATCACTCAAACGTGCTTCTCTTTGATCGTCTACAGACGGTATAATAACTGTACCGTCTGCGAATCTAAAGATTGCTAATCGTCTCGGGTCTTTAAGTCGAGGATCTCTTGAAGAACGAGGTACAGTATCAGGATGATAAACTGCTCTGTTCCAGTCAATTTTTGAACCCTTATACTGGTTAGAGTACCATCGATCGTACTTGTTTTTTCCAGATACTTCTTTGACTAACCAAGATGGCATGCTAGGGTTGAAATCTTCTATAAGTTTAATAATCATACTGAACCTTTCTATGAGTAGAGTCCCATTTCAGAGACTCTACTCATTAACTTTATTAATCAAGAGGAATAGCAATATCGTACGTCAACGTCATCGTGATCTGACGGACTGCACCACCATTGTAATCATATCCGCCATACTGAACATTTGATGGCCAGCATCCTTTTAACTGCCATACACGAGAACGAGTTCCGTCAGGAGCTGTCTCAATCAGGAGTCCAGGTTTCTTATACTGAGAAGCACGACCAATAACTTCAGTATTCGGATTGAATACGAGAGCATGCCAAGCAGCAATAATTCTTTCAGTTGACTTACCAATATAGTCGTTATAAACTATATCAGAGTCAGAAATTTCAGGAAGACCAGCAAACTTAACTTTGGTATTTCCGTAAGCAATTGGAATGATACCAACGTTAGTATTAATCTGACCAACACTAACAGCAGAAAGAGTAAGACAATCTTCTGCTACATTCTGAGGAATAGCAATACCTCCCTGAACTGAGAAGAGGTTCGAGAGTCCATAAATATGAACCTCGAAGTTATTATTTCTTTGTGGTTCGTAATCGTCGTCACCTATCATGTGATAGGCACCAATTTTCTTTACAGTGTAATTACTAACACCAGACCAATCAGCCATAGATCAACTCTCCTTTCTTATCGATCAACTTCAGTCTCGTCAGTATCATCGTTGAAAGTAATACCAGCACGAGCAATCTCAAGGTTGATGATAAAGTTTTCAGCAGCAGGATTAGGAGAAATCATAATCCTAACAGGAACTGTTCTCGTATTAAGATCTGCTTCTGTAACAGTACTTCTATCAACTACGATCTCGTAATCGTACAGAGCACCTTGATACTTGAGCTGATCCATAAACACACCCATCAGAGTCTTGAACTGAGCAAACAGGTCGTCAGTAATCTGATCAAACTGAAGGTTAAGAGAAACATCGAATGCATGGCTCTTAATCATATTAGCCATCACTCGAGTACTGAAAGACTGGAGCATCGAAGTCCATCCATTGTTGCTCTGATACAGAGTACTATTACCATAGATGACATAACCAAAACTCTTAAGTCTCATGATTGGATTAACTTTGTAGACACTCGTTTCTCCTGCAACATAGTCCTGATTCTGCCACATATCCAGAATAGTAGAACCAATCGGATATTTAGGATACTTATAGAAGCTTCCAAGAGTAGCTCTCTTAACACCAGCAGGAGCCATCCAAACTGGATTACCTACTGCAATTGAGTTAGCCCACGAAACAAGAAGGCAATAACTACCAGGAAGTAATGCAGTAACACCATTTGAAACAAACTGAGCATAACTCCATGGACCAAATGCTGCACAGTATGACGTATTAAAGTTGTTGCAGTAAGAGAAGAACGACTCAGCATCCCACTCAGGATGTCCGTCTACAAGATAAATTGCAGTACCTCTCGCTTCAGCAAGTTCTCTCAAAGCTGCATCAATCTTACTAACTATGGTATACTCGTCACTCTTAAGATCAGTAAATCCACCATTAGTAATGATGTCAAAGTCGTACATGTAAGGATCTTTGAGAAGATCAAAAGCAGCAGGAGTACTCATTGCTTCCACAATCTGATCAATCACAGTTTTCTCAGTAGTAACCTGTTCTCCGTCAACTTCTTCAGTCTTAGTTTCAGTTTTTCCGTCACTACCACCAGACAGAGCAATTCCTTTGAACCTACCGTCAGTACCCATCTCTCCTGTTGCAAACTCCCAAGTAGGATCAAACTTACCAGTAAGTTCTACCTCGATAAAGTTAGTAGCAGAATTTACTACTGAATAGTAGTTCTCACTCTGAGTATCATTGAAGTCCATAACGAAAGTCTCAACGAGATTTCCACTAATGTTATAGACATAGAATGTACGAGAATAGCCAGTACCTTTTACTTTGACTCTAAAAGTATTACCGTAAGAACCTTCGTACTTTGCTTTGATAGTAACATGATTATCAAGTGACGTATCTTCAGGTTCTACTGTGTTGGTCTGAATAGAATTCTCAATATTCAATGCAGTAAGTGCTTCTGAAACTTTAGTAGCATACTCCTGATCCTCATAAGTAGGATTCTCCTGACCAGGTTCAAATGTTATTGATTCTCCGTCAACAGTAATCGTAACTGCTTCTGCAACTGAGAATACTACTGTATAAGTCTTGATAGCTTCAGGAGGAGCAGGAAGTACTGCAGGAGCAGCAACTGTGTAGTCAAGACTATTATCATGACCTGATTCTGCTAAGGCTTTTGAAACTTTCTTAGCATACTCAAAATCAGTATAAGAATAAGTAGTATCAGGTTTAAATGTAAGACTTTCACCATCAACAGTCACAGTGACTTCTTCGGTGAGAGGATCTGCAAACCGTAATGTAGCAAGATCAGAGGTAGCTTTCTCAGCAGATACTGGAATAAATCTGTGGAATAAAACATCCATACCAGACTTAATGTATGATGCTGCCATATTGTACGACAAGTCTCCTTCAGCATTAACTGACGAAGTACCAAACAACTTAGTGAAGTTAGTGCTGTCACAAAGTGTAGGCTCAGTAGGACCGAAGGTTGCAAGTCCAGGTACATACACACAAACTGCTCCTTCCTCTCTCTGACGATAATACCAAGACAAGTCTTTTTCGATTATTTGAATCTTAGGCATATCTCACTCATCTCCTTTGTCATTATTTTTAATTTCAAAATCTAATCCAGTATAAACTGGATACTTTCTACCTGAAGAATAAAAATGAGCATTCTCAGTATAGATTGTCAAAGTTTCTCTGAAGGATACACCTCTGTTTGAGTGCTCTATCAAGTCAGAGTTGTCAACTATCTCTGGAGAAACAATTATATCAAAGTTTTGAGGTATATCAAGTCCGTACGGTACTTTAACCTCAAGTCTTGGATACGATATTAAATAAAATACTAACTCCCTTATGATTTCATCACAAGAAAATCTATCTACTGTAAATACATCAACACTCCACTCAACTCTCAATGGAATTAGTTTTGCTTTTACTACAAGATTCTCGTCATTAATTTTTGCTGACTGACCTTTTAATGACACTGCTTGATTTCTATAATCTTGTAATGTAACAGAATTTCTTGACAAGACGACTGCTGGGTACTTAACTTTATCATTGTCAATTGAGGCTAAGAATTCTATAGCATTATCAGGAGGAACTATGTGAATTCTTTCATCTCCTGTTATTTCTCTAAACTTACTAACGAGTGCTTCGTCGTAAAGATAAACGCTCATAGAGACTTCCTTTCACGTAATTCATTACCATTAAACTATAGTTTTCTTGATAATACTGCATCACTGATCTTATCAAAGGATAAGCAGGAATGCTGTCTGTACCATATTCAAGCATTCTTATCAACTTACTTAACTTAGTTCTTGATCTTCTTATTCTCTTGTGGTCATCAAGAGTAATAACAAAACAACCTTTTATGTATCGCAGAACTAAGCATTCATTTATGTATTGAAGAAGGTCAATGCTATTAGGTTTCCTGTTCCACTTGATTAAAGGAGAGTCAATGACTAAACTTTCTCTAACTTTATATTTTCTTGGATCTGCTAACTTTCTTATTGATCTCTTAACTTCTTTTAAAATATACTTACTAAAACTCTTATATACTGATTGATTAATATTCTCATTAAATTCTAATCTAATCTGCATATTCGTCTACTTTCAAGAAAGAATAAGAGTTGTCAGCATAATCTTTTTTAGTCAAAGTTATCTCTTCAAACTTAGGAACTAATTTACAGTAGTAACTATCTGGAAATATTTGATCAACCTGTATATCTGTAACTCTAAAAGTTTTTGATCGAGTCAGAGGATCAGGTACAGGAAGATCAATTAAACAACCTTTTTGAAGATTAGGAGAATCAAATGGTAATTGAGCAAGATACGGCTTATCGTCTGGACTTTCACTCACCCATCCTAGTCTTTTCATCGTTCTAAGTTTAGGAGAAGAGTCAAAGATTATATCCATCTCTATAGGTTCAGAATAACCTAAAGGATTTTCAGTACTGTGTATCGTATATTCCATATCAATAGGATACCTGTACAGTACTTTTACTCCTAACAACTTAGCTTGTTCTTTGAAATAGCTTCTAAAAAGAGTTGTATCTTTTCTAAAAAGGTCTCCCATAAGAAACCTCCTAAAGATTAAGCATTCTCAAATATTTGATTAAGAAGATCAGTATCTTCTACGTCACCTACATCAAATGAAAACTCTTTAACGAAGAAATCATAGTTATAAGTACAAACGCACTTACCATCATTTCCACCACCAGGAGCAACATTACCAGTGATTGTAACTTTTCCAACACTGATGTCAATATCGCCATCCCATGGAACAACGATTTCCTCGTTAAAGTCAGCTACCCAAATTTCGTTATTTTCATTACTTACAAACTTCTTTAGAAGATCTGCTTTTGTACCTGTCTTAACTTTGATCATAATATCACCTTTATAAAGTTTCTTCGTCTTCAGAAGTGTCTTGAGTTACCTCGTCCTGAGGTTCAAGATTGTCTTCAGAATTATCATCTACTTGATTGTCATTGACAACTTCAACATCGTCGACTTCTTCACTGTCATCTTCAATTTCTTCATCATCGTCTTTGACGATTTCATCTTCGTCATAAAGATACAGTGCAGCTTTGTCAGGATAGGTTTTTATTAGAGCATTTACAACTGAAGCAGCTTTAGTCAACCATCGTTTGTTGCTCAGAAGAAGGTCAAGATGTTTGCAAGTAGCACCTAAATCATCATTAGGATTAGTTTTATCAGCTGGAATAGATTGCTGAACTCCATACTTATATCCGTTTACTGTAGCTACGTAAGAGAATCTGTAGTAGAAGTCAGGGCATGTACAGTCAACTCTGATGTCATCCGTTTTATCAAATGACCTTCGTAAAGCTTTAATGACCATTTGAAGATTAACCTTGTGAATATCACCATGAGTTTCTTTAACTACGTTACGGAGTTCAGTAAGTACTCCTGGGTAAGCTATCACACAGACGTAATCCTTAATAGGAGTTTTAAATACGAAGTAGTCGTGCTCAAACAGCTCACTGAGGTCAACTCCTCTAAAATTAGAAACTTGATAATTTAATCTTTTGTTAAATCTATCTTTAGATTGAGAACGTGATTTCCTTAAAAGATCTTTTCTTGAAGCTTCATTTAAGTCACGTCTACTTCGTATTTTAATAATCATTGAACGCTCCGTAAATTACTTAGAAGAAATACGATGAGACCCATAGATTCTATAGAGACTCTCGTTTACTCTCTTCTTGAAATCGTACTTCATAGCAGTAGGAACAATTCTCTTCGACATTTTAGCAAGCTTAAATTCAAAAATAGGCTTACGAGTAAATGCTTCAGTGAAAACACCTTTATCTTTGAATCTAAGAGTCTTGAAGTCAAAGTTCTCAGCAACCATCTTACCTCTCTTAGAAGCACCCTTCTGACGAACAACATACTCAATAGTAAGAACTTTAGTCTTACGATTAAGAGTTACATTCTCTACCTTGAAAAGAGAACGATTCTTGTAATTATCTTTAAGGAACTTGTTCATCAGATTCTCAAACTTCTTATCCTCGAAATGGATTTCTACTGTCTGAGTATCAATAGCAACTTCAGGTTCTTCGTCTTCTTCGATCTCGTCAGATACTTCTTCAACTGGAATCTCTGGAGTAAGCTCAAAGTCATCAGCAACTTCATCTTCTTCGAAGTCTTCTTTCATAACTTTGTCACACTCACACTTCTCCTTACCACATTTAGGACACTTCTTGTTGTCCTTACCTTCGACTTTAACTGACTCTTCCTCAGTTTCTTCTTCCTCAGAGAACTCGTCTTCTACTTCTTCATCTTCTTCAGGAATTTCTTCTTCCTCTTCGCCCTCGTCAGGTTCAACAGAATCCATTTCAGTCTCTTCACCTGCATCTTCTACTGGAGCAATCTCACCAACGAGAATCTGATCAGCATCGTCACCACAAATTGGACATTCTATTGGAACTCCGTCCTCGTCAACTTCGATTGCTTCATTCTCTATAGCTTCATGGTCACAAAGATAGTTAGCACCACAAACAGGGCACTTATAAACGAGATCACCTACTGCTTCTTCTGCAGCTTCTTCAGGAACCTCTTCGTCAGATCCAATCTCAGGATCAATCACAAGAACGATATCGTCCTCAGAATCTTCTTCAGGAACATCAAACTCTTTCTCAAGTTCATCGAACTCTTCCTCTTCGAAGATTCTACGAGATTCTACTTTGATACGATTAAACTTAAACTTACGGTTTTCAACCTTAGCAGTCTTACGAGGTCTAATCCTAACTGACTCGTTGAGAGAACGATTCTGAGTCATAAGTTCTTCAAACATCGAGATAGCCATAATAAATAATTTCTCCTTTTTAAATTAATCTATCGGAAACAAGATATCCGAATTTTCATTTAACTCTTCTCTTATTGCATCACGTTCTGCGATACCTTCTGAGACTAAGCTACTACCATCAAGTTTATATAATGAACTTGACAGGTCATATTTACCACGTACTCTTCCTAAAGTTTCTTTTGCAAAAGCTAAAGACAATCTCTGAATATAGTTGACCCAGAACATTTCATGGATGTCTGAGACATCGTAGAATTCAGGAATATATACGATTGTCAATTTAGTCGGATACGGATAAAATGTATTTACATACAACTTTCTCTCAGCTTTGTCATATGTAAAATCCAAGTCAGTTGACATAGTAGACTTCAACTGATGCATTTGAGTCCTCGTAAAATAATCTGATAAAAGTGTACTAGTAGAAGTCGTATTTGTATAAATAGAACTTAAAACGTACACGTCAGTCAGATCACCAATCTTTGCAGGGTTAGTTGGTCTGAAAATATACTCTACTGCATTTACATGATAGTCTGTTAAGTCAATCCCTGTTTTAGAATAAGGAAGAGTAACAAAGTGAGTCTCAGTTACGTATCTACTAACTTCTCTAAAAGCTTTGTCAACTAACTTACCTACAAGTTCTTGTATTTCTACTTCAACAATAGGAAATCCAAGACTTAGTAAGACGTCATCAATGTACTCTTGTCTCGTCATCTTTCCTACCTCACAGGTAATCACTTACAGTTTTACCTTCTGGTAAACTGCTTCTTACTTCATTCTCAATCCTCCATCTCGCAGATATCCTATTTACCTTAGGATTTCCAAGAGAGTAAAGTACTTGCTTTAACTGATCATCAGTATACTGAGAATAATCTTCTTCAGTGATGACTTCCTCCTCTTTAGAAGTATTGTCAACTTTAGTTTCTACTTCTTTTACTACTTCATTCTCTTTAAAGTCAGTATTTTCTTTCTTATCCTCAACAACGATTTCGTCAACTTTGAATCCGTAAGATTCTAAGTTCTTGTAGTAATTTAACTCAGTTACATTAGCTACATTGAAATCAATACTTTCTTGAGGTTTTAAAACATAATACTGATTTACTCTATATCTTTGGACTTCTCTTGAGAATGAAGCAGTATTAGTAATTCTAACCTTTGTCATTTGCAAATTCCTCCAAATTTGTAAACACAGCAAGGTGCTTACTGCTTCACATTTAGGAGGGTCAGATCCACAATAAGCACCTTAGGCTTATCTACAAGACTTTACAGTCTTATAAATCTGATCACTCCTTGTTACGGCTCTGGAGTCTGATCGTCTCCACCTTCTTCTCCGTCATCTCCGCCTTCTTCGTTATCTTCAACTACAGTAACATATGACTGCTCAATCTTAAGAATCTCAGACTGAGGAAGAGTGGAGTAGTAAACAGCCTCTTCCTTAGAATCCGGAATGAATTCATAAGAATCACCAGGCATGAGATACAGATACTGATTGGTACGGAACATCTGAACAGATGCAATGTGACGAGCCTTCCACTCTTCAGAATCAGGAACGAGTCCTTCGCCAACGTAGTCAGCAGCAAGGATCAGTTCATCTGCATGAGGCTCACGAGCAGCAGAAAGACCAGTATTCCAGAGACCATTTTCAGGAGTCAGGGCAACTTCTTCCTCGTCAACCCACGGATTAGAGATAGTAATCTTGGTCAGTTCAGCAGGAACTGCAATTTTAATCTTATCCATACTATATAATACCTTTCTTGTTTAGAAATATAATTATGTAACCTGCAAATCCTTGAGGATCCGAAGATCCTCAAGGTATTAACAATTAGATTAGCCGTCGATACGACCCTTGACGTACAGACGAGGATTGATAGCCTTCTTACCGTACATCGTAGCCCAACCTTCACGAGAAGCGAAGTCGTCAGCCAGAGTGACCATACCAGTCGTGGTGATCGGCATATATGGAGCATAGACATAACCAGCATCCATAAGGTTTGGTCCCTTGTAACCAAGAACGAAGACGTTCGGATCAAAGTTCGGATTTACATAGACCTTCAGAGTGCCACCGAGAGTACCAATGAAGTGTGGACCAATAGCAGACAGATCTTCAGATGCAACAAAGTTACGCATGCACTTAACAACAGCATCAACACCAAGACCACAAACCATCCAGTTTGCACGAGCACGTCTGGTAGCTGCAAAGATCTCATTAGATCCTTCTACGATCTTATTCCAGAACGAATCGTAGTGATCAGAGATAGCAACACCAACAGGCTGAATACGAGACCAAGTAACCTGAGGACCAGCATTAGCAATGCGGTACAGATCGCTCATAATCTCATTATCAATCTCCTGCTGCATTTCAGCAACTGACTGAGTAGCAAGGAGATCCTGCATGTTCTGACCATACTCCTTCTCAAGTTCATAAGCGGCATCAAATGCCCACACAGCACGAAGCTTACGAGAACGAGTCGTGATCGGGTAGGACTTAATGTCCATCTTGATCATCGGAGCGTTGACAGCAACAGTCTCGTTGTCATAGATGTAGTAAGCCTTGTCACCGTCAGCAGCACCAGTAGCAAGTTCACCAGTATCAACGTCAACAACATTGATAGACTGAACAGTACCATTAGCCTTGACAAGACGGACAGAACCTTCACGTACAGGAGTATAAGCAAGATAGTACTTGCCATCTGCAGCAGCAGTGAGTTCCTCGCCATCAACAGAAGACGAGGTGTAAGACTCGTTCATGCCCTGATAAGCAAGAGGAGAAGCAAAGGTCTGACCATTAACAGCAGAACCCTTGTCAGAACCATACTGGAACTGAAGGATATTTACCATACCTACTCTATTGTCGAGAGCCTGAGTAGAAACAAGATCAGGAGCAATCAGATTAGGCATAAGGGTAGCAACCATGTCCATTGCATATCTTTTATACTGACCGATATTTGATGGTTGTGTAGCACCAAAGTTAACAGACTCCATAACCTTGATCTGACGAGCAGTATTCTCAAGAGTCTGAGCAGTGAGGAGCTTACGCTCATAGCTCATATCGAGACCTTTTTTCTTACGAACGGACTCAGCGAGATCAATACGATTTTTGTGAATCTTGAGTGCTCTCCTAGCAGAAGCACTCGTATAAGCTTCATTAAGATTAGCCATAATACTATACACCTTTCAATTATTATTTAAAAATGTTTTAATGCTTCAGTCATGAATGCATAAGATCTAAGATCTTCTTCACTCATCTTAGAGTCAGTCTTAGTTGTGACTCTCTGAGCATTTTGTAAGACAGGATCGTTCACCATTGGAAGAGAACTATATCTGTCTATTCGATCTCTTGCACTTTCTACAAGATTTCTGATTTCGTCTGTACTTGTATTATAACTTACAGACTCAAGAATTGACTTAGGATCAATTCCATTTTCTCTTGAAACTTGCTCAGCAAAATCTTTTCTCATGCTAGTGCAGTTGTTCTTATAGTCATTTACTTCTTTCTGAAGCGACTCAACTAAACTAGTCTTATTACTAAGACTTTCTTCAAGAGATTTAATCTTAGACTCGTAAGACTTCTTTGACTCAGTCATTTCTTTCTTAAGATCGTCAATCTCAAAGATTTTTGATCTTACTTGATTCTGAGATTCTTTAAGAGACCTCTTAAGTTCTTCAGTCTTAGACTTCAGACTAGTTTCACTTGAGATAGTATCTCTGAGGTCACCTTGAAGTCTCTCAACTTTACTTTGAGATTTCTTAAGATTTTCTTGAACTGACTTGTACTGAACTCTAATTCGTCCAAGATTCTTAGATACTTTGTCAAGATTTGATTTAGAATCTTGACTTTCTCTAACTGTTTTGTCATAACCTTCCTTGATTCTTTTACTTGACTTAACAGACTTCTCAAGGCGTGACTTGTAATTAACAATATCTTCTTTGAGACTCTTATTCTCTTCTTTAAGAATCAAAACCTGATTAGACAACTTTTCCAGATCTTCAATCAAATCAGAAGAGTAAGTAACTCCTTCTAATTTAGAAGACTTTATATTGATCGATTCAATAAGTGAATCTGATTCTGGCAATTCTGTTGCTTCAATAACTTTCTTGATCAGATCAAGTTCAGCAACTGTCTTAGAATTCTCAATTTCTTTAACAAGAGACTCTTTAAGACTAACTGACTTTTCATGATCAAGACCTTCTTGAGGTGAAGGTTTAGCATTCTTGACTGCAGGAAGTACGACTGCAACGAAAGCTACAAAGTCAAAGTTATCCTCATCAACGTAGTCAACTCCTTCTTTAGTAACTACATCAC